TGATTTCATCAACAGTTTGAGCATCGGTTGGCTTAACGCTACCTTTTGGATCGAATCCGTCTGATGCTGCTGGAGCATTAACGACAAGCGCCTTGGTGTCGTCTTTAAGCCAAACACCATAGTATTCGTCAACGTTGACCTTAGTTGTCTTGTGGTCAATATCACGCGCGGTTTCGACTTCCACGCCGCGTTTCATGTTAATACCAAGAGCACCAGCCTTAACAGCCAAGTAAGTACCAACAGGAATCTTGCGGGAGGTAGCAAGCTGCCAACCAAAGATTTCACCGAGTACACCGCTTGTCAGAACTTGATCACCTAGTTCGGTAGCCCGAGTGTAGTCAGATGCTGCAGCCTTACGGAGCTTGTTGTAGTCCTTCAAGTTCATGTAAAGCACACCACGCACTGGTGAAGAACCTTCGGTGTTGAACTCGCTAGTGTCGTCTTCAAAAGCAGCTTCGATAGCGTCGATCAAGTCAAGATCAGGGGCCGCATGAGTCAGTGTCAGACGAGCATTCAGCAATGCTGTGACACAATCGTTATCGACCTTAGAACCAATGGCCATGGACAGCTGGTTAGCAGCTTCCGTTTTTGGATCGCCAAGCCCTACTTGAACAGCAAAGTCAGAGATTTCTACCCCTTTGCCAGCTCGCTTGATCGTCGAAGTTGTTTTGCCGTTCTGCATTTTGGAGTAGTCAATGCTATCCCCTTCAGCAAAATCGACAGCATCGCCGATATACTTCCAGTGTGGAACCGTGATAGTGTCCCCGGGGACACCTACAAGAGTGTTATCAACCGTTGCGAGAGGCGAGAAAGTAATTGCCTTAGGAAGCCGTGCTGCGATCATCTGGGCCATAACCTCAGGAATAATCATTGCGGACTTGTCAGTTGTTTGTGCGTTTGGAAAAGCCATTTAAATCATCCTTTCTTATTCTTCGTGTGCCATGCTTGCCGCCAACTCTTCATAGGTGGCAGTGGCTGGATTAAGAGTGCCATTTGCGTTTGGATTAGGGTTTCCGGGTACTGTAATTGGTGGTGTGTCATTTGGCTTCTGTGCCTCTTCAGCCTTGAACAAGAACTTGCTACTGTCATCCGACTTGAGCGTTTCGAGCTGCTCATCTAATCCGGTAACATTGCCATTCTCGTCCAAGCCAAGCTTGTCCTTGTCAATCAGGGCTGATGCCGCTTTGGTATTCAATGCACCGGCTTTCACCAAAGCAAGCTCAGTCTGATAATTCAGCTGGGTTTCTTTGAGCTGCTTAGAAGCTGCATCATCCTTCGCCTTATTATCGGCCTTGAGCTTGTCGATCTCAGCCTGAAAGTCCTTGTCATCCTTGTGAGCTGACTTTAACTCGTTCAGTTGCTTGTCCGAGTCGGACGCGCGCTGTTTCAGCCCATCGCGTTCAGTAGTTAGCTGAGACACTTGACCCTTTAAATCGTTCACATCGGCCCCGTGGATTCCCATAACCTTGTCAACTTGCTCATCAGACAGACCTAATCCTTTTAATTCTTCGCGTTTCAATACAATCTCTCCCTTACGTGTTTTTGACGCGGTACGACCGCGAACTGGGTAAAACAAATAGCAGTTTTACGACATGCTTAGGTCGAGTGACATAAAAATATCTGCTAACTGCGGCTTAAAAATTATTCAGCGACATCTGCCAACGCATACCCGCAAGCACTTGTGCTATTGAATACTGCTGTTCGTTTCACGCCAGTAGCATTGCCAGTATATTCAAAGCTGAATCCTTTAGTAGTTGGCTTGAAGTTGGAAACATTGTCAAACATGTATGTCTGCCCATTATTTGTAAAAACGATTAATTGTTTCATGATTTTATCTCCTTATTTGTTTACGGGTTCGTATGTTTCTTCAAAAATGTCAGGCTTGCACGGATAGAATTCGCCATGAACTCCCTTGATAATGTAATCATTCTCATTAGCGAGCATATTACCTTCCAAAGTGGGAATTATGAGCCCTATCTTTTCTCCAGAATCAGATTCAACGCCTTTGTCCGAAAAGCAGCCATGCAATCCTTCAGGTCCCCATGGCAATTGGACAAAATCACAAACCTCACCCCAATTAGCCCAAGTTAGCTGAACAGCTTCAATTTCAACCGGCTTCTTACGATATTTCATGACAGTGCCTCCTAGCTTAGAAAATGTATTCTTGCTTGATGTCGTCTATACCATGCACATTGGCAGCAAGCTTAATGACAACTTTGGTAAGATCGCCGACCTTTGAATCGATGTTCATATCAATGAGTCCTTTAATACGTTTGCCGTTAAGATATGGGCCATCATCTCTTAGCTCAAGAGTGCTTATATGTGACGCGTTACCAGATGGTGCTTTATTGTAACCGGTGGAGGACATTGCCAAATGATTAGCAAGTGTCGCATTGTCGATTATCATCAATTCGCCGTTGACATATAAATTGCCATTCTGGATTGTCACATTGTCATGGCATCGGTTATATGCATTTAGGATAAGCGCTCCTAGCTGATAATCTTTGATGCCATTAGCCAATGCGGCCAAATCAAGCAGCCGTTTCTTGATGCCTTCACGTGTTTTCAAATCTTCATTACTCATTGCATTTCCTCCTTGGCATCTTTGAACGTCTTTTTTAGCTTGGGAAACTGAATTGCAATCCAATCAACGATCTCTTCATTTCTGGCCCATTCTGTATTGCTATCAAGCCCTGATTCATGTAGAAAAGCATGTACAATCTCATGGCGAAGCACCTGACGAAAGTAACTATCCATATCTTCCCAATTGCGTGGGCCAGTTTTGAGCTTCTCAATGATTATTTTCTTTGTGGTAAAGTCTGTAAATCCATCTGCTTCTTCAAGAAGCGGATAGTCCTTTCTGCTCTGGTTAACAAGAACCTTATATTCGACTCCCAGAATGTTCACTTTGAAGTTTTCCATTCATCCTCCTACGAAAACACTTTTTCTCTTGAATAGTCCCGAGACAAGAAGTCGTGATCTTTGACGATTTGTCGCAGAGCAGCTTGATTGTTGCTGATTAATTGCTTGTAATGCTGCTGGCCATCTGCATCACCTAACTTTTCGGCCAAGTCTGCATTGGCCTTGTACTTGCGTACTCTGCGCTCCAACTCACGTTGCTTGGCCTGCACATTACCATTACGAATGGCTTCGTCAGGATCAAATTGAGAAAAACTGTTCGTGTTTGCGCCGGGTACATAAGCCCATTTTTGATGATGGCAGTTGATACCGAATGTTCCACCAGGTTCACCATAGCCATGATTAAAAAGCGATTCGAACCATTCACCACTAATTTCAGATCGGAATGACTGATAGCGTGTTGTCACCGTCTTCCCCTGAATTGGTGCACATGCAGCACGACTAGCTGGGTGGCTAGACATGACAAACGTATCAATGCCATAGTCATCAGCCGCTTGATCTCTGACTGCCTGAAAGGCTCTGCCGCTTGTGTTGGTGATCACCATTCGTGCATAGCTTTCAAGTGACCAAGCATGTGTTCCTTTATCCGTTAGCACCGTTTGAATGCCCTGATCTCGCCACTTATAGATGGTGTCGGCTAATGCTCTGGCTGGCGTTTTAAGCCCGGTAATCACTTGTGCGGTAGTTTCCTTTACAATCTGCTGATAGGATCTCATAGCGGCATTTTGGCCGTAATTGGTAGTAATGAGCGTTTGATTGACGTTGTTGTTGAGATCAAGGAACGTCTGCTTCAAATAGCCATTAAGCAACTGATCGACGTCAGTACCAGGTGAAATATTCTTACCAGTGTCCTTTGCCAAGCGACTATATTCATCATTTGCAATCGCAATCCCGAAATATTTGAACAAGGCCACGAGTTTGGTTTGAGCAATTCCTGTAGCTTTGCTTACTTCCTTAATCGTTGCTTCGTTGACCAAATGCAGCTTGTTAAGCTGCTCTGCCTGCCACTGAAGCGCGTGGTCTTCATCAAGCGGAAATGCTCCGTGGTTGGTTAACCTGTCAATGAACATTTTGAACAACGTCTGTTCTAGCGATGCGTAGATATCACCAATAGAAGCTTGTGCGATTGTCAATTGATGCGGAGTCACTTTAGGCATTAGCTGTCACCGTCCCCATCAAATAAACCCGACTGGCTATCTTGCGGCGCCGGTGGCTCTGGGCTTTCCTGCGAAACTTCGGCAGCATACTGTTCTGCTACCTCATCTGGAACATCAAGCGCTCTAGCAATGGCAACACGCTTTGGCACGAGTCCCGCAGCATTGGCTTTAATCCAGTAATCAAGGCTTGCAGACTTGTCAGTAAATACACCATCGTCAAAATCAACAGTCACTTGGTCAATCGTTGGAATTGGCCCGCTGTATAATGCTGATCCATTAATGACCGTTCCACTAGCAAGCTCACAGATCGAAACGCACAGCTCTTGTACTGCACGTTCAACCATTGTCAGATGGCTGTTACGCGTCTGGTACGTCATACTGTTTTCGCTAACAACTTCGGTTGCCGTTTTGTTTTGAATGTTACCGGCGGTGTCAAACGAGAACGTACCGGAAGACAAGCCAACTTGCATCTCAAGCGTTTTAAGAAAGTGGTTTAAAGATGCGACGTAATCTTGCGATCTGATAGGGGTCGTTAAATCTTGAACTGTTTTATCGTCCATGCCACCACCTTGGACTGACAGAAAGACATTCTGGTCAGGATCAAATACTTGTTTGGGTTCCTTCTGGCCTTCTCGCCCGAATGTGATCTCCGTCATACTATCGGCAACGGCTACTCGTCGCTGGCCCATCTTAACTTCCCAATTGAATTGATCATACGCATCGTTCAACTGCTTGAGCGTATTCAGCGCATTATCGCAAACACCAATACCTAATGGGCTGGTGATGTTTCGATTGTTGAATCCGGCCGGTTTCAGATAAACGAACAATGGACGCGTAAATACAGACGTATCAAGGTTGACCAATGGTGGCAAGTCGGGGTACAGCATGGATAAATCAGCCTTGATGCCAACAGTATCCGAGGTCTCTGACCTATAAAGCTCGTTTGTAATGGTGTACTCATTTTCGCTCCATTCATGGAACTCAAGCAACGTATAATAAACCGTTTGTTTTCCTTCAGTTCTTACAGTTCTCGTTGCAATAGCTGCATTGCTAACGTCATTTGTATTGGACCGAAGTGGGTAGAAACTGGGAGCCTGTACCCATGCCAGCTTAATTTTCTTCGTGCTGTAGTCAACGTATGGACGAATAGCAATACCACCAAGTGCCAAGCACGACTCAAGATAGCGCTCAAAATTCTTATTGAAGTCATTGTCTTCTAGAACTTCATGAATAAACGTATCTGCTTCATCCGGAGCTTTATAATCGACCGTATTTCCGGACTCGTCAGTTTTCTCGGGACGAGTTTCAATCGTAATCTTGCTTTGCTCATTGTATAAAAGTGAGGCCAAACGTCGGCAGATAACTTGCATCATGTTTAAAGTGACATAAGGTCGCTTTTTAATATCTCCGTACGTGTTTCTGAACTCGATCTTGCGAAATTTGCCTTCAAAGTAACGTTTATCTAGTGCAATACGGTCATACTCTTTTGGATCTACACTGATTTTTGGGTGATCGGTAATTTGCCCAAGGCTTTGTACAACTCCCAATGCTGCGCCTCCTTTCCTGAATAGGTTTTTGATTGTATTGATTAAGTTCAAAGCATCACCTTCTTAGCGTTTCAGCCCAAGAACTCGAGCGTTGTCAAGAACCATGTATTTGAATGCGTCTACTGTATGGTCGTTTTCTTTGATAACTTTGGGATCATCTGACTCCATTGACTTTTCGTCCCATTGATACTGTCGATGCTGTTCCATGAATACTTTATTGTTTGGAGTGTCTAAAACAAAAACCCGCCC